TCATTTCATCGGCGCCGCTGTTGCGGCATCCAGCTCGAACCCCATCCGGTCGTAACAAACTAGTTTGCGTGAACCATCCGCCTGGGTTGCATTGAAGAACATACGGCAAAATCGGCGACCATCGAACTCGGTCACTTCGTCTTCGCTATTTGGAAGCCGAACCCTTTTCAGTTTCGATGTCGTGCCGTCCTCACATACCATCACTTGCAGCGCGGCATTCGGCCGACACTTTGTCTCGGGTCTGTCGTGCCTACGGTAGGTGATCTGCGAGCGTTGAAAGATTATATATGAGTGATCTTCAGAGAAGACGATGGGTAGGTAACAGCCTGAAAGAAGGCTCGCGCCCAGTATGACGGCAGGAAGCGCGATGACCGAACCTAATTGTCTTCGCATATTGCTTACTTCGTCCCAAGTTAGCCATGGCCCCGTGAAATCGTAGCACCATAGTGTGGGCCGGTGTAGCAGTCGAAAACGGCCACCCCTTTGAAAGGGTGAATATTCAACAATTTCAAAGGGGATAAAATGGAATGGTGCCCAGAAGAGGCACCGGACTCGAACATCACCTGAAGTCATGTTGTCTCAACCACTATCAAAGCGCTTTATTTTCAGTGGCTTACTTGTCTGGTTTCGACTCATCGTATATCACCAAATAGCAACCAATCGCCTTGCTTTGGGTGGATTGAAAGGTGGATCGATGGGGCGTGAATTAAACAAGCTGACAGCATTATCGGTGAAGAACCTTGGTGCTGGCAAGCATGCTGATGGGGGAGGACTTTGGTACCATAAACGGCCGGACGGCGGCGGACAATGGGTGCTTCGCGTCACAGTGCACGGCAGGCGCCGGGAGATGGGTTTAGGCTCCGCCACTGACGTATCTCTCAAAGATGCCCGCGCCGAGGCAGCAAAGTGGCGTGCCGTCGCTCGGCAAAACATAGATCCTATCAAGGAGAGAGAGCGGCTTAAGCGAGATGCTGCGAGGCATCTGCATCTACTTGAGGAAATCGCGGAAGACGCATTCAAAAGTCGAAAAGCGGAGCTCAAAGGCGACGGATTGGCCGGACGCTGGTTCACTCCATTGAAGCTTCACGTTATTCCGAAGCTGGGAAAAGTTCCGATCGCCGAAGTTGACCAAATCGATATTCGCGACACGTTATCGCCCATCTGGCATACAAAAGCAGAGACAGCAAGAAAGGCGTTGAACCGTCTGAGCATCTGCTTCAAGCATGCCGCCGCCCTCGGTCTCGATGTTGACATTCAGGCACCTGAGAAGGCTCGCGCCCTTCTTGGCCAGCAGCGCCACAAGGCAACGAATATTCCGGCTATGCCTTGGCGTGAAGTGCCCGCGTTCTACAGCACGTTAGCCGATGAAAGCGTGACGCACCTTGCCTTGCGTCTGCTCATTCTCACGGGTGTCCGCTCTGGCCCCCTGCGCTTCCTTCACGAAAGCCAGATCACTGGCGCTGTCTGGACCATTCCAGGTGAGGCGATGAAAGGCAGAAAGGGTAAGACGCCGGATTTTCGGGTCCCGCTTTCTGAAGAGGCGCTTTTGATTGTCGAGCAAGCGCGAAAATTATCGCGTGAAGGGTTCCTTTTCCCGAGTGTGAAGCGGGGCGTTATCAGCGATATGACTATGGGCCGGCTGATGGAGCGGGCGAAACTAGAAGCGCGTCCGCATGGCTTTCGGTCCAGCCTTCGCGACTGGATAGCCGAAGCGACGGAGACTCCACACGACGTGGCTGAAACAATGCTCGGCCATACCGTCGGGGGCGCTGTCGAGCGGGCATATCGACGAACCGACTTTTTGGAACAGCGCCGAAGTATCCTGGCGCAATGGGCAAAACACGTCGCAGGCAAAACCCATTAGATGACCCAGCTTGTAAAGGAATGATAATGGATCTGAACAGCAAGCCGGCCTCGTGGCAAAAGGTGAAGATCGCAGGGCGCCAGTTTTGGAAGATTCCGCATCACGAGTGGACCGGGATGATGAACGCGTTGAATCCCAACAAGCCGCCGCAAGAAAGCGACGGCGCGGATTTTCTAATGCCTTGCTTTCCCGATGACGACAAAACCGAGTTCCCTACACTCTACGAGTTCGAGGATGCGGGTCCGTTGATTGCCTCTGGCATCGCTCGGCATTCGCTTACGATGGAGGGAATTAGCGCAGATCGGTCTAACCGCGGGCTGACTGCGAGACACTTGTCCGTTTTCAACGAGATGGATTGGTATGGCGAATGCTTCGGCGTTCTCGAGGCTCATGGCTGGACAAAAAGCGGCCACCTTACACCCGAGATTTTGTCGAAGCTTGAGGCGATCGAGGGACGATCCGCCATCGATGAAGCAAAGCAAAGCTTCGGCGAAAATTGGGAACTCTACGCGATGGAACTTGCGGCGAGGCATCTGGCGAAGCCGCTGAGCAGACTTTGGTATGTGGCGAACATGAAGTCGCTGTATTACTGCCACAACGATGATTTGCGCTTAGGCTTCCTTTGGGCAGAGTACCAAATGAAAATGCAGTACGAAGCGTTCGCCTTAAAACATATGGAAGTCGTTGAGCGAAATTCGGAAAACGGCAGAAAAGGCGGCCAAGGCAAGGCAGCTGCTGAGCGTTATAGGGTTCTTGATCGCCTTGTGACGGCGCAGGGCGAGAAACTAGCATTCTGCGACAATGACGAAATCATCAAGGCTGCCAAGAAGCTCGCCGCGGATTACGACCGCAAAGAGGGTACGCAGCTTTTTCAGATCAAAAACAAGAGCCTCGGTCCGGGGTGGTACAAGGATTGGGTGAAGCATTATCGGGCCTTGATAAAGGCAATGAGAGCAAAGGCTTAGGAAAAGAATAACCAGTGGTTCCTACGTGTTCCATAAAGGAACCACTGGTTATGCAAAAAGATTACAGTGAACCATCGCTTATGACGATTTCCATCACATAACCGTCGGTTCGACTGTTTTTCGTCAAATATGCTCAGCCTGTATCAACCGAACTACAGGCGACACAAATGCAGATTACCGATCCGCTTCTCACCAAAAAAGAAGCCGCAGCCATTCTGAAAATCAGCGTTCCTACGTTCTATCGCAGAGTCGCAGACGGCACTGTGCCTAGGCCAATCAAAATCGGATCGCTCTCCAAATGGCCATTGTCGGATATTCTTAGCACGATCGAAGAGGCCAAATCCGCTCGTGCTCCGCAGCCCTTTAGAGGGGCACCGCTATGATCGCGTCACTGGAGGAGCAATCAGAGACCTGGGAAGCCTACCGATTAGCGAGGATGAAGGCTGACAGCTCAGTCGACTACTCGGATAGGAGTGCGGTGGCATCTGCGTATCGCGCGTTTTATGCCGCCTTTGTCGGGGAACCTCCACCGTCTCCGGTCGACCTGGTGTCTGACCGCAAGGTCCTTATCTTCCCAGTGCACAATGTCCGCAGCCGACGGAAGCAACGATGAACGAAGATCTTGACGTGCAACGGCTGCCATACATGCCGCTGCAGATCGAGCGCCTTCGCAAGTCGAAGGCGTGGCTGCGCTGCAAGCGAAATCCGGAAATCGCGTTTTACATGGTGAACCTCTGGATGCGCGCCTGGCACGAGATCCCGGCCGGCAGCATTGAGGATGACGACGACGTTTTGGCCGATGCCGCCATGTGCTCGCCGGAAAAGTGGGAAGAGCTGAAAGATGACATCCTCAAGGGCTGGGATCGCCGCGACGGGCGTGTCTGGCACAGCACTGTCATAGAAATTGCGACAGAAGCTGTCGGCAAACTTCGCATGAACAAATCGCGCACTGCGGCAGCTCGGGAGGCGCGGGAACTTCAACGTCAGTCTTCTGTGACAGACGTTGTGACAGAGAATGTCACTGCCTCTGTAACAGAGCACGAAGGGAAGGGAAGGGAAGAGAAGGGAATAGAAGATAAAACAACATCTGACGATGTTGTTGCCGTCGCCCCTTCGATTTCTCAGGATTTTGCCTTCGAAGCGCAGTCGATCAGGCTGACTGCAGCCAATCTGGAGCAGTGGCGGAAGGCATTCCCGCATGTCGCCCTTGAAGCGGAGCTTTGGGCCCTGGACGAGTGGGCGGGTACCAAGGGCAACAAGTGGTTCACTGCCGTCAGTGGAGCTTTGGCGAAAAAAGAACGAGCGGCGGTCGATCGCGTTAGCACCGCCGCAGCAGTTCGCGATCGAGGAGGCGGCCAACGGCGGGCCGACCCACGAATATGAAAACCATAGATCAGATCATTCGCGAAAACGGCATCCAGCTTAGGCGCGTCGCCGCCGGCAATCAGAAAACAACCTGCCCGAAATGCTCGTCGAGCCGGCGCAACAAGCGTGAGCCCTGTCTCTCCGTCCGGATCGATGCTGAAGGCGTCCAGTTCAACTGTCACCATTGCGGCTTCCATGGAGGCGATTTCTTTGACCAACATTCTCGGCCCGGCGGGCGCACTGGCATTCCAAAACCGGCAGATCGACCCTCAGGTCGCCGTTCTTTCCGGAGCCTATACGGGTAAGGCCGTCACCGGCGCCGACGGCGTCACCACAGTTGAGCCTGATGCTGCAGGCAACATCGTCGTCTTCCCGTTCATAGACGGCGGCCGGCCAGTCGGTGAGAAATACCGGGCGCCAGGGAAGAAGTTCTGGCAGCGCAAGGGCGGCCGGAAAACATTCTGGAACGCGGACTGCATGGATGATCCCGCGCTTGAGGAAGGGCACAAGGCGCTGATCATCACCGAAGGTGAAATCGACGCATTGACCTCGATCGACTGCGGCTTTCACACGACCGTCAGCGTCCCGGACGGTGCCCCGCCTGTCAGGGACGGTGAAGACCCCGACCAGCTCGACGACGCCGTCCCCGACGATGACAGCCATGGGAAATTCGAGTTCGTTTTCAACAACCGTCATCGGATCAAGCGCATCAAGCGGTTCATTCTGGCGGTCGACAGCGATCCTCCTGGACGCAGGCTGGCCGCGGAGCTGGTCCGGCGCCTCGGCGCCGCTCGATGCTCGTTCGTAACCTATCCGGAGGGCTGCAAAGACCTGAACGATGTGAAGATGCGGCAGGGACCGGATGCGGTCGTTCGCGTCATCACGGAAGCAAAGCCGTACCCCGTCAAGGGCATCTATCTGCTCTCGGATTACCCGGAGCTTGACGAGCCGGTGACCTATTCGACAGGATGGCCGGACCTCGACGACTATCTCCGCGTCTGGCTGGGCGAGCTGATGGTGGTCACCGGCATTCCGGGCCACGGCAAATCCACCTGGACCATGAATCTCTGCATCAACCTCGCCCGCAAACACGGTTGGCGCGTCGGCGTGGCGTCATTCGAAATCCCGACGGTGCCGGCGCTGCGCTTCAAGCTCCGGCTGGCTGCGTCGGGGCTCGGCACCAAGCAATGGACCCGCGACGACGTGGCGGAAGCGGACGTCTTCATTCAGCAGCACTTCGTCTTCATCGATGCCGATCCAACTGGAGAGGCTGATGACGACATGACGCTGGAATGGCTTCTTGAGCGCGCCGCGGACGCCGTCATGCGGCATTCGATCCGGGTGCTGGTCATCGATCCATGGAACGAGGTTGAGCATTACCGGCCGAAGGGTGAAAGCGAGACGCAGTACATAAATCGGGCGCTCCGTCAGATCCGTAAGTTTGCGCTTAGATACGGGGTGTTGGCGATCGTCGTCGCACATCCGACCAAGGAACTCGGCAAGGGCGGCGAATCCAGGACTCCGACCCTGTACGACATCGAGGGGTCGGCAGCCTGGTACAACAAACCCGACCACGGCGTCGTCATCGATGTCCCCGATCCAGATCTCCACGAAACGGTGGTCTGGGTGAAGAAAGCCCGCTTCTCATGGTCCGGCCGCAAGGGTGACGTGACGCTGGAATACCTGCCGGAGACTGAGGGCTATCGATCTCTGAATGGCTTTGCTCCGCTCTGGAAAGCAGCGCAGGCAGACCACCAGCAGTATCGGCAAAAGTCCAATGGCGAATTCTGAAAATTGATACGAGGGACAAAGATGTCTGAAAAGCGCAAGAAGCAGACGAGCGGACTGGAATGGCAACCCAAGATCAAGGTCGAAAAGGTCACCGTCGACAACCCGTTCTATTCCAAGGCCCACCAGGGCATCGAAACCAACCCGGTGAAGATCCAGGCGCAGATGAATATCCGTGAGAGCGCTATAGTCACTCTCGCTGCCAGGAAGCAGATCAACGAGGCGCAGCTTGCCGCAGCAACGCGCTTCAGGGCGCTCTACGAGGCCATGGGCGGGGCAGGAGCAGGATCGTTCGACTACAGCCGCGAGCCGGTCGACGGCGGCGGATCTCGCGAACCGTTGACGGAACGACAGATCCGCGCCGGCCAAGAGCTGAAGCGCTGCAGGGAGATCCTCGGAATCAAAGCCTACGACATCATGAGCAAGGTTGCCGGCCAAGGCTATGCCATCGGCGAGCTTGCCAAATCGCATCGGGAGCGCACCACGCTTGCAGATTATCTAAAGGATGGTCTCGACGAGATGGCCCGAAATTGGGGATATGAAAGCCGTGGAGATAGGCGCAACAGCGCGTGACGGCACTTGCGCCGTTACAACGAAGCGGGTATAGATTAGCTATAGTCTTGATTTGCGCGGTCTAGAAGCGGATTACCGACCTGGGCCATATGCTTCGGCAGTCGAAATCCGCCCCACAATGTCACTGTAGCTTTCAGCTACGTAAATTCCGTAGGGGCCACGGTCAGCGTCCGGTACTGCCATTTGAACAACCGTGCTGCTGCCGATCACGACAACAGCCACGATGTGGTTCACGTTGATTGTCACTTGGTGGCTGAGATTGGTAGATGTTGCAGTGATGAAGGCCATTTGCGTCTCCGATGGTTTGATTTTCGCCGCGGCCGTCGCCTATCGTGGGGTCAGTCCGCTTTTCCACCAGTCAACGGAGTCCCTTGTCAGTAGGACGACCGACTGGCTGGTCTTTGGGATCAGTGCGGAAGCCAATTTCTCCGCCGCCTCGAGGTCATCCATCTCCTCGACCCATGGATCTTGTCCGTCGATCGGCGGGCAGTAAACCAGTACGTCATCTGAATCGCTCGGCGCGATGATGATTACACGGCGCATCACGCTTGAGGCGTCATAGGTAAAATAATATCTCATTATCTGTCGGCCCCAGGATTGATGCGCCGTTCTATTCTTGCTTACGCCGTCAATGACAGTGATAGCCGCCGGTCTTGTGATTGGTATGGCATCCGTTGCCGTCAGTTCCGCCACTGTGGGCTAAAGAGCTGATTGCAGACAAAGCGAATACGGTCGCTGCAAGAGCGATTTGAAAGAACTTCATAGGTTGATTCCCCTCAACTGATTTACAGCTTCTAGTAAACCACCCGCACGACTAGAAGTCGACTGTATTTCAACTTACGGGACTCATTTCCAACACGATAGTTAACAGCCGCAGCGTGTGACGATGCTAGGGCGTATACTTTCGATACTGAATGGAGAACTACAATGGACCCCTCGATTGCTCCGGCTTCCCGGGCTGCGGCAGTGACGCCGAACGATACCGCCATTGTCGGTGCGCGCGCGCTTTATATCGGCACGGCCGGCGATGTTGCCATTGCGCCGCGCCGGGACATGGATCCGGTCATCTTCAGAAACGTGCCGGCCGGGACGATCCTGCCGGTTCATGCCGCCATTGTGGCGCTGACCGGCACCACCGCGTCCAACATCATCGCGTTGTTCTGATGGACAGCGGCAAGAACGTCCCGGTGAACGAGATCGGGATACTGGGTAGCGCGACCAAGGTGTCGCCGCCCATCTTCATCACCACCCATCCAGCCGATCAGAAGGCAGGGGACCATGACAGGCAGACCGACAAAGTACACCACCGCACTCGCTGACATCATCTGCGAGCGCATCGCTGATGGCGAAAGCCTCCGATCGATCTGCAGGGATGACGCCATGCCGGCGAAATCGACCGTCCTCGCTTGGCTGGCTGATGACGACAAGACCGCTTTTCGGACCAAGTATGCGCAGGCGCGCGAGATTCAGGCCGACGGCTTTGTCGACGAGATGGTCGAGATTGCCGACGACGGCACGAACGACTGGATGGAAAAGAAAAACGCCGACGGACAAACGACCGGCTGGCAGGAGAACGGCGAGGCGCTCCGACGCTCGCAGCTCCGCATCTCGACGCGGCAATGGATTGCCGAGAAGCTGAAGCCGAAAAAGTATGGCGCCAAGGTCGAGCTGGAACACGGCGTGACCGGCGAGGTGTCGCAGCTGCTGGAAGCTATCAATGGCAAGACCCGCGGACTTCCAAGCGGCAGTTGATCAGTTCTCGGACTGGCGCTGGCGTCTGAACAATCTCTACTGGATCACCGACAAGGAAGGCAAACGGGTCCGGTTCGAAATGAACTGGGCTCAGATGACCTTCTTTGAGCAGATGCATTATCTGAACGTGCTGCTGAAGGCTCGCCAGCTCGGGCTGACGACGTTCATTCAGATCTTCATGCTCGATGCTTGCGTGTTCAATCGAGACATTCGCGCCGGGACGATTGCCCACACACTTGGCGATGCGCAGACCATCTTTCGGGACAAGGTGAAATACCCGTACGACAATTTGCCCGAGGGCATCCGGGAAGCGGTGCCGATCGTCAGGGATAACCAGACGGAACTGCTCCTGGGGAATAACTCGAGCATCCGCGTCGGCACGTCTCTCCGATCTGGAACGCTGCAATACCTGCATATCTCGGAGTATGGGAAGCTCTGCGCCAAGTATCCGGAGAAGGCGAGGGAGGTCCGAACCGGCGCCCTCAATACCGTCCAGGCTGGGCAGCTGGTGTTCATCGAAAGCACTGCCGAGGGGCAGGAGGGGCATTTCTACAATCTCTGCGAGGACGCTCAGGTAAAGCACCGCCAGGCATCAGCGCTGACGCCATTGGATTTCAAATTCCATTTCTTTCCGTGGTGGAAAGAGCCGCAATATTCGATCGATCCGGCCGGCGTCATCATCACCGACGCTTTCGCCAAGTACTTTCGCGCCTTGTCTGACCAGGGCATCGAACTGACGGACGGTCAAAAGGCTTGGTACGTCAAAAAGGCTGAAACGCAGCTGGGGGACATGAAGCGCGAATATCCGTCGTCGCCGGCTGAAGCGTTCGAAGCCAGCGTCGAGGGTGCATACTATTCGGATCAGATGGCGGTGGCCGACGCCGAGGAGCGTATAGGCATCTATCCGCATGTGGCGGGCTACCCGGTCCACACGATATCCGACATTGGCATGGATGACACAAACAGCGTGTGGCTGTTCCAAGTCCTTCCGAGCCGGGTCCGGATGATCGGCTACTTCGAACACACTGGCACCGGCATGGATGGCATGCTCGACGAGCTGGAGCGGCGGGCGGGCGAACATGGCTATGTCTATGGCGTCCACAACATGCCGCATGACATTCGCGTCAGGGAGTGGACCCGCGGCGGACTGACCCGCATCGAGGTGATGCTGGCGGAGGTCAAGGCGAGAAACCTGGGCACGGTCCGCAAGATCGAGCGCGCCTATGTTCACGACCGCATCAACGGCACCCGGCGAATCCTCGCAAAGATCGAGTTCGACCAGGCGGGGTGCACACAGGGCATCAAGTGCCTGCGCAACTATCGAAAAGAATGGGATGAGGATCTGAGCGTTTTTCGCGACGTACCCCTGCACAACTGGGCATCCCACGGCGCCGATGCTTTCGGCGGGCTTGCGATTATTTTCACCGGATTGGCGGCCGAACCGCTCAAGCCTGAACCAAAACCGCTGCGGACGTTCCAGACCATGACGTTCAACGATTTCGTCAACTCCACACCGACCCAGAGCGAGCACGTTTGATGGACGACGAAGCCACGACATTGCCGGGCGGTGATAGGTACGACCTGGCAAAGGTTGGCGCGCACTGGCAGCAGGAGCTTGAGCGCGGACAGCGATACTTCAAATCTTGGATCGATCGCTGCACCAAGATTGAGAAGATCTACCTGCAGCAGGCCGACCAGCAGACCGCAAAGCGCCGGTTCCCGATGCTTTGGGCGAACATCTCTGTTCTGCAGCCGGCCGTTTATGCCCGTGTCCCGCAGCCGGTCGTCGAGCGCCGGTTCAAGGACTCTCAGCCGGTGGCGCGCATGGCGTCGGAGTTGGTCGAGCGCAATCTAGCCTTCACTGCCGATGACGCGGATCTGGATTCGCTGATGCGCGCGGTGCGCGACGACTTCCTGCTCTGCGCCCGCGGCACGGTCTGGCTGAGGTATGAGGCAGATTTCGAACCGCTCGACATAGGCGTTGAACCGTCGAATGCTCCGGCTCTGGACATGCAGGGCGATGATGGCGGCCCAACGCCTGAGCAGATCACCGATGAACGGGTCTGCATGGACTATGTCCACTGGTCGGACTTCCTGCACTCGCCGGCACGCAGGTGGAAGGATGTAACGTGGGTGGCGCGCCGCGTCCCCATGACAGACGAGGAGTTCGACAAGCGCTTTCCCGAGGGGCGGGCAAGCCTGGCCGCGAACGGCGCTGGCTCCAATCACGGGACCAACCAGACGGAACGTGCTCAGAACGAGGGCAAGACGTACGTCTGGGAGATCTGGTGCAAGACGGAAAACTACACAGCCTGGATTGCCGAGGGCTCGCCGGTTGCTCTGGAGGTATCCGAGCCGCCGCTGAAGTTGACGCGCTTCTTTCCATGCCCACGGCCCGCGTTCGGGACACTGTCGACCGGCTCACTTATCCCCGTTCCGGACTACGTCTATTACCAGGGCCAGTGCGACGAAATCGATGTTCTGACGAAGCGCATCAACAAGCTGACGGATCAGCTCCGTCTGAAGGTGTTCTATCCGTCGGGTGACGGTTCCGTATCGCCGGCGATCGAGAAGGCGATGCGACCGGAAAACGATACGGTCATGGTTCCGATTCCGGAATGGGCCGCCTTCACTGACAAGGGCGGATCGAACGCTATCGTGACCCTGCCGATCGACCAGGTTCAAAAGGTCATCGTTGCCTGCATCGAGGTGCGCAAGCAGCTTGTCGAGGACGTCTATCAGATCACCGGCATCAGCGACATTGTGCGGGGCGACACGCAGGCATCCGAGACCGCAACGGCGCAGCGGATCAAAAGCCAGTGGGGTTCGATCCGCATCCGCGACCGCCAGGCCGAACTGGCAAGGTTTGCGCGCGATATCGTCAACCTCGCCGGCGAGATCATCTGCGATCAGTTCCAGCCGGAGACGCTGATGCTTGTCAGCGGCATCCAACTTCCGACCGCGGCCCAGAAGCAGCAGATCCAGATGCAGATGCAACAGCAGCAGATGGCGCAGCAGCAGGCAGCGATGCGCGCCCAGCAGATGGGACAGCCCGCACCGCCGACGCAGCCTCCCCAGTTGCCGCCTGAAATGCAGAAGATGATGGAGCAGCCGACGATCGATGAAGTCGTGCAGTTGCTCCGTAATGACAGCGTGCGAGGCTTCAGGATCGACATCGAGACGGATTCGACGATCGAGCCGGATGAGGACGCCGAGAAGCAACGGCGAATGGAATTCGTCCAGATGGTCGGCGGTTTCATGCAGCAGGCGGGCGCAATCGCACAGCAGACGCCGATGCTCGTCCCCGTGATGGTCGAGACGTTGCTGTTTGCAGCTCGCGGCTTCAGGGCAGGGCGGCAGCTCGAAAACACACTGGAGCAGGTAGGGGCGCAGCTTTCGCAGTCGGCGACCGCTCCCAAGCCTCCGCCGGAGCCCACGCCCGAGCAGATGATCAATCTGAAGACGGCACAGGTGAAGGCCGGCGCCGAGGAAAAGAAGGCCCAGCTCAGCGTGGCCCAGGCGCAAATCGAGCATCAGACCACGGTGGAGCAGGCGCGCAGCGCCATGGCCGCCCAGGCGCTGCAGCAGTTCCAGCAACAGCCGCCAGCCTACCAGTAAATATTTAGGGGTCAGACCATGAGAGAACGCTTTTGCAGGATCTGCGGCGGTTGGCACCAACTCGATAAATGGCCGCACAACTGCATGCCGGTGAAGAACCTCGCGCAGTCGGATCTGCCGGCGCCGCACTTCGTCAGCGACAGCATCGATATCCAGTCGATGCATGACGGCCAGCACTACACCTCGAAAGCCAAGCTGCGCTCCGCCTACCGGGCGGCCGGCGTCGTCGAGATAGGCAATGAAAAGCCCCAGCCGATCGAGACGCCGAAAACGGATCGAAAGGCGATCCGGAACGAATTGCGGCGAGTTCACGCCGAGTACAGCGCCTGAACGGGCATCAATCCCCGAAATAGGAAACATCCGACATGGAAGACCTGATTAACGAGGCCGGCAACGGCAGCGAAGACCTCGGCACGTCCAATGAAAAGCCGGTAAGCATCCGCGACAGCCTCAGGGCTGCGATCGACAGTGCTGACGGTAACGTCTCGGCGTCCAGCAGCACGGATCGACAGCGCGACGAACACGGCCGCTTTGCCCCGAAGGAGACAGACAAGGGAACCCCGGCCGCAGCGGCAGTGCCGAAGCCTGTAGATGCACCAGTAGCGGCCAACGCCGCCGCTGCTGCCCCACAGACGCCAGCCGTGGCACCCGAACAGCAGCCGGCCGCAACGACGCACCGTGTGCCCCCTGGCTGGTCGGCTGAGGCAAAGGCCCAGTTCGGGACTCTGCCGCCCGAGGTCCAGGCCGCCGTCGCCAAGCGAGAGCAGGAGGTCGACAACGGCTTCCGCGTTCTGCAGGACTACAAGGGCCTTGAGGAGTTCACGCCTATCGTCAGGCAGGCCGGCACGACACATGCCGATGTCATGCGGAAGGCGATCGATTGGGAGCAGTCGCTTATTCGCGACCCGATCAACACCGTCATTCACGTCGCCAAGATGGCCGGCGTCAATCTTCAGGCCCTCGTAGCCGGGCAGCAGGATCAGATCCTGCAGCGCCGGCCGCAACAGGCTCAGCAACAGCCAACGCCTCAGCCCGTCAATGTCGAGGCCACGGTTGAACAGGTACTTCGGAAACGAGACACTGAAACTCAGGTCAATGCCTTCATTTCCGACCCAGCAAACGTGCACGCCGAAGCCGTTCTCGACGACATGGTTGCCCTCATCAGCGCAGGGCGCGCATCGTCGCTCAAGGATGCTTACGACGCGGCCTGCTGGATGCGCCCCGATATTCGCCAGCAGCTGATCAGCCAGGCTGCTCCATCGAACCCAGTTCAAGACCAGACGTCCCAAAAGGCAGCAGCGGCAGATCAGGCCCGCCGCGCCTCGCGATCGATTTCCGGCTCTTCCGCGCCTGGACCAACCCAGGGCGCCGGCGCCGGCCAACCAACCTCAATCCGCGATTCCCTCCGCAGTGCATTGCACGCCGCGAATGGTCGCGCTTGATCCAAAAGGAAAGTGATCCATGCCCGTTTCCCCCAACCTTTCTGAAATCGTGACCACGACGCTGCGCAACCGCAGCGGCACGGTCGCCGACGACGTGACGAAGAACAATGGTCTTCTCACCCGTCTGAACAGCCGTGGCCGCAAGAAGCCCATCTCCGGCGGCCGCACCATCGTCCAGGAACTGCAATATGCCGAAAATTCGACCTTTCGCAGATATTCCGGATACGACATTTTGAATGTGCAGCCGTCCGATGTGATTACGGCCGCCGAATACGACCTGAAGCAGGCCGCGGTCGCCGTCTCGATGTCGGGCCTCGAACAGCTGCAGAACTCCGGCGAAGACGCGGTCCTCGATCTGCTTGAGCAGCGCATCGAAAACGCCGAAACGACGCTGAAGAACAACATCGCGCTCGACTGCTATTCCGATGGCACGGCCGATGGCGGGCGTCAGATCGGCGGGTTGCAGCTGTTGATCTCGACCTCGCCGACGTCTGGCACCGTCGGCGGCATTTCTCGCGCCACCTGGGGTTTCTGGCGCAACCAGAAATTCTCCGCCTCGGCCGATGGCGGTGCCGCCGCCACCAATGCGAACATCCAGAGCTACATGAACCGGCTCTACATGTCCTGCGTTCGCGGCTCCGATGCGCCTGATCTTGTTGTCGCCGACAACAACTTCTTCCGCCTCTACTGGGAATCGCTGCAGGCAATCCAGCGCATCACCTCGGCGGACAAGGGCATGGCCGGCTTCCAGTCGCTCCAGTACATGGGCGCCGACGTGATCTTCGATGGCGGCTTCGGCGGCGGTGCGCCACTCAACCAGATGTTCTTCCTGAACACCAAGTACCTGTTCTATCGCCCGCACCGCGACCGCGACATGGCTCCGATCGGCGACGAGCGCATGAACACCAACCAGGATGCCTTCGTGCAGCTCATGGGCTTCGCCGGCAACCTCACCATGAACAACGCCTTCCTGCAGGGCGTGTTGTTCGCCTGATCGAACGAAAGGATCAACTCCAATGACCATCGCAATTTCCCAGACCGATCGTCTTGGCGCGAACCCGTTCGTCGTCGAAGGCCCGATCGTTGCCGGCTCCGGTATTCCGGGTCCGAACTTCTCCCTCGGCACTGTTGCCGGCGGAGACCGCGAATCCGAATGGGTCTATTGCCAGCTCGTGCTGGCCTCGCAGACGACCCTTCAGCCGGGTCTGTGGTTCCAGTGGACCCGGGATTATGTCGCCTCGCTGCTGACCACGGCAGCCGCCGTCGTCGGCAATCGTTGCGGCGTCTTCGCTGGGGCAAGCCAGGCCCCGACCCAGTCCGGTGGACCGGTTCAGGCCATCAGCCTTGCGGCCGGCACTTATTACATCTGGCTGCAACGCAACGGGCAGGCTCCGGCACTCGTGACAACGGCAACGGCGGCTCTCGTCGTCGCAGAGACCACGACGACCGCAGGCCTCGCCAACGCTCCCGCATCCGCAACGGCGACCACCAAGGCAATCGCGAATGTGAATTTCGCGGCAGCCAACCAGACCTTCACGGCAACCACGGTCAACGGCTCCAACCAGCTGACCGCACTCGGAAACGTCAGCCCCGCAGGCGGCCCGTTCATCGGCGCCGCCATCTCGGGCACCGGCATTCCGGGTGCCACCACAATCAGCGGGATCACCTACACCCCCTCGGGCACGATCCAGAGCATCACCATGTCCGCCAACGCCACGGCCAATGGCACCGCCATCACGGTCACAGCGACGGGCGTGCTTGAAGCGACGCTGATGCGCCCCTTCCTGTCGAAGGTGAACTAAGGAGGACGCTATGTCCCTGAAAAATGAGATTGCAAGGAAGATTGCGGCCGATCGCGAGGCCGGCCGCGACATTCCCCCGGTGATCGAGGAATTGCTTCTGATGATCGCCGAGAAGGTCGAGCCGCAGGCCGCCAAGAAGGCAGCCCCTGCAAAGTCGACCGACAGCAGCAAGTGATCAACGACGGGCGCTTCGGCGCCCGTTTCCTTTCCCCGCCATCAACAGCGAGACAGCATCATGGCCGATAGCAACACCGGAATTTATGCCTCCTTCAGCCTCGAACCGGTCGAACAGACCTTTCTGACGGAGAAGGAAGGTCGCCCCATCTTCGCCGACAAGGAATTCGTCCGGATCTTCATCGCCGGCGATAAGCACACCGAAGTCTATCGCGAAGTGACGGAGAACGACAAACAGCGCTTTTCCGACGCCTACAAGCGCTTCAAGGAAGGCGCCGAGGCCCGCGAGCAGCTTGTCGGCACACCGCTGGCGCAGTGGCCTTATCTGAAGCCCAGCCAGATCAAGGAGCTGGAAGCGATCAACATCTATACCGTCGAGCAGCTCGCTGCACTCTCCGACACGGCCAAGCAGAAAATCGGCATGGGCGCGAACGAGCTCGTCGCTGCCGCGCAAGGCTATCTTGCGACCGCGCAGGACTCCCGGGCGGCTTCGGCCTTTGCTGCGGAAAACGAGCGTCTCAAGGACGAAGTCGGCCGCCTTCAGGAGCAGATGAAGGAAATGGCCTCGCGCTTCGAGGCAATGGAAAAAGAGCGCCAAGGCGGTCGCGGTCGCGCAGCAGCCTAAGCCGGAGATCCGCGCATGTCGATTTTGACGATAATCCAGAACGTATGCGCGGAAATTGACCTCGATCCGCCGACGGCCGTCGTGTCGTCGGCTGACCCGCAGATTAGGCAGCTGCAGATCCTATCCTATCGTGCGGGCCGTGATCTGTTGAAGGACCACGATTGGTCCGTGTTGTCGACCACGCGCAATTTCACAGCGACCGGAGCAATCCCAGAGCCGACCGAGCCGCCGGCGGATTTCGTGCGTTACGTCGCCAATTCGGTAATCTGGAACACGTCGCGTCTCTGGCAGCTCAACGGCCCTGTCGAGCCTCAGACATGGGAACGGAACACCATCCTCAATTCCAACCCGGTGCCGCAGATTTACCGCATGATGGGCGGCAAACTGGCGTTCTTCCCGAATGATGTCGGCGAGACGCTTCGCTACGAGTATGTTTCGAAATTTTGGATCGCGGTCATGGGCGGCTCGACCTATGCCGAAAATTGGGAAAACGACACCGACACGGCACGCTTCCCGGAAGACCTTCTCGAGCTTTCGCTGATCTGGCGCTGGAAGCGCGCGAAGGGGCTGGACTACGGCGAAGAGCTCGAAAACTACGAGCGTGCGAAAGAAGCGGCTATCGGTGCCGATCGTGCTGCGCAGCCGGTGAGCCTGTCGATGCCGAACCGCGGGGAAGTCCCTGACAATTTCTGGCCCGGCATCATTCTCGCCCCGACGCTATGACAAGAAAACCCGTTCCCCCGAATGGCCGCACCGGCCGCGTCTCGCCAAGCAAAGACTGGATCGCGCCGATCGGCGGCTGGCGAACCGACGTCGAGATGGCGGACATGCCAAAGGATGCGGCGTTCCAGCTCGACAATTTCTTTCCGGAGGCGAACCGGGTGCGGGCTCGCTATGGCCATGGCGCCTTCGCAACTGGTCTCGGCGCACCTGTTCAGACCGTCATTCCCTATGTCGGCGTCAGCAACAGGTTGTTTGCCGCGGCGGGCAGTAAGATTTTTGACGTGACTGCCGGCGGTGTGGTGGGGGCCGCAGCGGTGTCGGGGCTGTCCAGCGCGCGCTGGTCGGTTCAGCAGTACACCAACCCGGCCGGCCAGGAATATCTGCGCCTCGTCAACGGGCTGGATCTGCCGCTGCTCTACAATGGAGCGACCTGGACGAATAACATTCTGGTCGGCACCGCAACGCTCGCCACGCAGAACGTCGCCGTCAAGGCGATCCAGTATACCTTGAGCTTCTTCGGGACGGGTTCCGTGACCTTGTCTGGCGCCTTCGCGGGCGTCTTGAACGGGACCGGCGTCGGTAACCGCGTCACCCTTACATTCACGCCCGTAGCCGGCACGCTGACCCTGACCGTGGCCGGCTCTGTCACCAATGCCCAGTTGGAAACAGGCGCCGTCGCCACGCCTTATGTCTCGTCGACAATGATCACCGGCATTTCGGATTCATCGCTGCTGATCGCTGTGACGGCCTACCGGTCTCGGCTGTGGTTCATCGAGAAGAACTCGACCAATGTCTGGTATCTCGCCACCGATGCCGTCAGCGGCACGGCCACGGTCCTACCGGTCGGCGGCAACATGAAGTACGGCGGAACGCTTATCGCCATTGGTGTCTGGACGATCCCGGTCTCCACCGGCCTGCAGCAATGTCTGGTGCTGATGTCGTCCGAAGGCGAGGTGATCGTCTATCAGGGGTCGGATCCTTCCAGCGTGAGTAATTGGGGCCTGATCGGGACGTTCAAGCTTGGCCGGCCTCTCGGAACCGAACGATGCTTTCTATCGGTTGGCGCCGATCTGGCGATCATGACCACCGACGGTATCGTACCGATCACTAAAGCCGTGCAGCTCGATCGAGGGGCAACCAGCCTTGGCGCCATCACTGCCAAGATCGGCCCGACCTGGCGCGAAACAGTGGCGACAGCCGGAACGACATCGGACGAATGGCAGCTCGCGAGCTTCCCGGCAAGGCAGATGGCCATCGTGAACCTGCCGTCGTCTCTCGGGCCATATCAGTACGTGATGAACACCGAAACCGGTGCATGGTGCCGCTTCGTCGGGCTTGCTGCCTCATGCTGGGGCAATTGGCAGGACAGGCTGTTTTTCGGCGCCGCGGACGGGACGGTTTACGAAGCTGAAGTAGGGGCCAACGACAACGGCGCGGCGATCGACGCTCTCATGGTTGGAGCATGGAACCGCTACGGTGAAGATATGGCGTCCAAGTTCTCGAAACTTATCGGAGTGACGGCGCAGATCGGCGTCTCGACTCTGATGTATGCCGGCATGTCGTTTGATTATCAGACCAAGATTCCGACAGCGCTCCTGTCGACAGTCGAGAACAATGCAGCGGCGACGTGGGGCTCTGCAATCTGGGGCGTCTCGAAATTCCCCGGTCTGTCGATCGTCAGGAAATTTGCCTCCGCAGGCGGCTCCGGCTCAGCGCTGGCGCCGACGATCCGGGCTTTGATTTCAGGCGCGTCCGGTTCTGTGTCTGAAGCGGCTGTTATCGGCGGATCGGTTCTCTACGAAAAAGGCTCCCCGATTTGATCGTCTCCGAGCCTCGCGAAGATATCGCGGCATGGGTCGGGGGCAAGATTGGGGTGAGCTTCCATCCGCCGTTCACTGCCATGGCGCAAGTCCAGGGCGGCCGGATCATCGCCGCTTACGTCTTCAACGTCTGGACGGAGCATGACGTCGAGGTCTCGCTTGCCGCCGATCGGCTTTCGGCAACTTTGATGCGGGCAGTCTTTCGATACGTCGTCGAGCAGCTCGGATGCCGCCGAGCGACATTCAGGACACGGGCCGACAACATCGCTGCTCAGCAGGCGCTCGAAAGGCTCGGCGCGCGCCTGGAAGGCCGGCAAACGGCCTACTTCGGCGACTGCGACGCGCTGCTCTATGGAATCTTGAAAGAGGACTTTCCCTATGGTCTCCACGCCTAAGGCGCCGAAAGCGCCCGACCCGACACAGACCGCAGCGGCGCAGACGGCCACCAACGTCGACACCGCTATTGCGAACGCTGGTCTCAGCCATACGAACCAGTACACGCCCGATGGTTCGCTGGAATATAAGGTCACCGGCAACACGACGATGACCGACCAGAACGGCAAGACCTACCAGTTGCCGACCTATTCGGCCTATCAGACCTATTCGCCGCAGAACCAGGCGATCTACGACCAGACGCAGCAGACGCAGCTCGGGCTTGCAAAGCTGGCGAATGATCAGACCGGCAAGATTTCGGGCGTGCTCGGCACCAATGTCGACCTCAGCGCCGGCAATGTGGACAAATACGTCAACGACCATTGGCAGTCCGGCTTCAACAATCAGTGGGACCGCGACCAGGCCAGTCTTGACCAGAGCCTTGCCGACAAGGGCATCTCCATGGGCTCCGAGGCCTATAACAACGCGCTGCGTGATTTCACCACGCGCAAGCAGGCAGCATCGGATCAGTACCTCGGCGACATGTATTCGAATGCCCAAAACTCGATCCTGACGGAACGAAACCAGCCGCTGAACGAGATTTCGGCGCTCATGTCTGGCTCTCAGGTCAATCAGCCGAACTACGTGAATTCCCCGACGACGCAGCTCCCAACCGTCGACCAGGCCGGGCTGATCAATGAAAACTACAATCAGCAGATGGGCGCCTATAATCAGCAGGTGGCGAAGTCGAATGCCGCCATGGGCGGCTTGTTCGGCCTCGGCTCAGCACTCCTCGGCGGCTGGGCAATGTCCGATCGGCGTCTGAAGCGCGATGTCCACCGGATCGACACCACCGCCGCGGGGCTACCCGTCTACGAATACGAATATGTCTGGGGCGGCGGTCGGCAAGTCGGCTTCATGGCCGATGAGGTCGAGGCGGTCGCTCCAAGCGCCGTCATGGAAGGCCCTGGAGGCTACAAGATGGTCAATTACGCGGGGGTTCTGTGATGGGCTTCATCTTCGGCGGCGATACCGGTCAATCGCAGGCAGACGTCACCGACGCACGCAAGCGCCTGGCTGCGGCCATGATCCAGCAGGGCACCAACACCGGCCCGATCCAGTCGCCATGGGAAGGTGCTGCCCGTATGGCCCAGGCACTGATGGGCGGTCTCGCCATCCGCAAGCAAGGCGAGGCAGAACAGGCAGGGATGGCCGAAGGTATGGCGGCGCTGACGGGCCAGCCTTATACCCCGCCTGAGAAGGCAGCCGGATTCCTGTCGTCGATCTTCGGCGGCAACAAGGCCGGCGATCCTGGCGCGACCGGTTCTTCCATGCCGAAGGTGGATGCCGGCGGCAATATCCCTGTCGTGACGGCGCCGGACGATGTGAAGAACCTCATCGCAGCCAACGTTCCCCCGGAGATGCAGGGATATGCGACTAACCTGATCGGCAAGGAAAGCTCGTTCAACCCGAACGCCGTCTCTCCGACAGGAGCAACCGGCTTGGCGCAGTTCACCAGAGGGACGGGCAGCCAGTATGGTCTCGTCTCTGATCGAGGTGACATGCGCAAAGATCCTGTTGCCAATCTCAAGGCGCTTGTCGCGCTGACGAACGATAACCGCGCAGGGCTGACGAACGCGCTCGGGCGCGCTCCGACCGATGGAGAGCTTGCGCTTGCCCATCAGCAGGGTTTGCAGGGCGCCATCAACCTGCTTTCCGGCAAGTCGGTTCCTGGCAACAATCTCGCCGTGAACAACATCGATCCGAACATGGACCCCCGCGCCGCGGCGAATAAGATCATGGCCTTCTATGGTGGTTCCGGTGGTCAGCAAGCAGCAAGCGGGAATCCTGCCGCCGGCATGCCCTCGGCGCCCCCGATCCAGCCGCCGCCGGTCAACCCTCCAGCACCGGCCCCGACGCCTGGCTATGTCGATCCGATGATTGCGCCGAACGCTGCTCCTTCTACGCCGCAAGCGACTGCCCCGGGTGAAGTTGCAAGCCTCGATCCGTCGATCGGCATTCCCATGCCCGGTGCAGCAGGCCAGATGCGAGCATCCGCACCGGCACAGCCCATGCCGCAGCAGGGAGTCCCGCAGGCTGCGTTGTCGCCTTTGCCGTCGTCCACGGTCGGCCCGACGCCGAACGTCGCTAGCGTGCCGCCTGTGAGCCAAATCCCGCCCGAGTTTCAGAACAGCCCTCAGCTTATGAATGCCGATCCGACAAAGGGCATTATGCCGGCGCTGCTTGGCGGGTCTCCTGCGTCCCCTGAGCAGGTTGCGCAGGCGCAGCAGTCGGGCCAAGCTCGGCTTGCCCAGGCGTTGGACGGGGCCACTCCACCCGCATCGGCAAACCCGATGGCGAACCCGCGCGCGCAAGCCCTCGTCAAAGTGCTCACGAACCCAAACGTCCCGGCACCGATGAAGGCTATGGCCGCGCAATCGCTTCAGACCCTGATGAAGCCGCCGGAATACGGTTTCCAGACGCTGCCGGATGGAACAGTCTTGCGCAGCGACCCGCGAACCGGGACTGTGCAGCCGATCTATCAGAGCACACCGAAGCCGACAGAGGTGAACGGTCGCCTCGTCGGCGCCGACGGCAAGGTTATTGCCGACTTCAGCAATGGTCAGTGGGAGCGCCTGAGCGATGGAACGCTCTACAACAAGAGCACGGGTGAATTCAGGCAAGCTCCTGGAGGCGCCGGCGGAGAGAAATATTACGGGGCGACCGTCCCTTACTACGACAAGGATGGGAACCTGCGATATCGCCAGTTGAGCGACAAGGGCGGCGGCAAGGATCTGGATTTCGGGCCAGGAGCAACGGCGGCGCCGACGACGCGCACCGTCGATACTGGAACGGAACTGATTACAGTCGGCCCTGGCGGTCAGGAAGTGAAGCGGACCACTAAGCAAAACTACGAGGCGGCGAAAGACACCGCGCAGGGCAGCACCGAAGGCAAGGCTGCTGGCGAAGCAGTCTCGTCGCTTCCTGCTGATCTGATGCAGGCCGACCAGACGATTAAGAACATTGACCAGTTGCTGACCAGCAAGGGGCTCAATTCCATTGTCGGTTCGGTCGATCAGTTCCGGCCTTCCTGGACGATGGGGGCTGACGGTCGCGATGCTCTAACACGCCTCAAGCAGCTTCAGGGCGGTGCATTCCTGCAGGCTTATGGGCTTCTCAAAGGCGGCGGCCAAATCACCGAAGTCGAGGGCGGCAAGGCTCAGGATGCCATGGCTCGCATGGATCGCTCGCTTGATGAGCCTCATTTCCGGGCTGCGCTGAAGGATTTCCGGGATGCCGTCGAGCAGGGCGTCGCCAAAATGAAGGAGCGGGCAAAGGTGGCGGCACCATCGGCGCCTGCCGACCCGGCAGTTGTCCCGACAGATGTTCCGGGCGTCACCATTCGAAGGAGACAGTAAATGCCGACATACACTGTCGAGGTGAACGGCGAGACCTTCGATATCGACGCTCCTGATGATGACGCTGTGCGCGCCGCGGTGCGCCAGCTTCAGGGACAGAAGCCCGCTGCACCCGCGCCGCAGCCGACGGCCGCCGAACAGCCGGACCCTCGGGACAACGTTCTGGGCAAGGTCGATACCGTGATGCGCGGTGCGGCTGATACGCTCACGCTTGGCCTCTCCGATGAGTTGACAGCCCAGATCCGCAGCAATCCGCTTGCCGTGCAGAAGAAGCCGGAGGGCTATTTTGACAAGGGCATCTACGCCGGCGACTACAATCCGCTTGGCATGATCGCGCGCGCCATGGACGCGCCCTTCGCGAGCGACACGAAAGCAGCCGACTACGAAAAGGCGCTGGCCGAAGAGCGCGCGACCGACAAGTCGGACGCTGAGAATCGCTTCGGTTATCGCCTTGGCGGCCAATTGGTCGGCGGTGTCACCGGTGGCATCGGTCTTGCAAAGAACGGGCTGTCGCTGGCGGCCAATGCCGCAGAGCGTGGTGCTGGCCTCGCTCGGGTCTCGGGGGCGTCTTTAGCTGATGGCGGCATCCTAGGAATGCTGCAGGGCTTTGGAAGCGGCGAGGGCGGTCTGTACAACAGACTAGAGAATGCTGCAGTCTCGGGAACCATCGGGGCGGCTTTGGGTGGCGTGGCTCCTGGAGCGGTCGCCGGTGCCTCAAAAGCCCTGAAAACCGCTGTGGCCCCGTTTGTGGCCCCCTTCATGCCCTCTAGTTATGCTCGTGATGCCATCGCTACGGCGGTGCGTCGGTCCGGTCAAACTCCGGAGGAAATAACAAACTCGATGCGGGCCGCTGCTGATGACGGCCAGGATATGTTCAACGTCGCCGACGCGTTGGGCTACACGGGTGAGCGTCAGATGTCGACAGCCGTTCGCGTTCCCCATGATGGCAGACAAGCGTTGGCCGAGGCGCTGTTGACCAGGCAAGCAGGACAGGGGGAACGGCTGGCAAATTACCTTGCTGAAGGCTTCGACACCTTTGATACAGCCGGACGCCGCATCGCCGACCGCACGGCACAGCGAACCGCTGAGGCGAATGAGCTGTATCCTGCTGCTCGGGCCAATGCCGGCCCGGTCAATGTCACTCCGATCCTTGAGGAGATCGACCAGACACTCCGGCCTGGCGTGAATCAGCTCGCCAACCCCCGCGACCGAATTGCCAACGACTCGATCGAGGGCGCCTTGTCGCGTGTTCGAGCGATGATGTCTGACGGCAATTCGCAGGTAACCGACTTCGACACCCTGTTCCGGACGAAGCTCGATCTTGACGACATGATCCAGAGAGCGGAAGGGCAGGGCGCCGGCAACCGCGCGCATTACCTCACCCGCGTCAAGGATCTAGTCGACCAGGCGCTTGCCGACGCGTCTGACCAATACACGGGCGCCCGTGATGCATTCGCCAGAGCATCCCGTCGGATCGATGCCGTTGATGCCGGTCGCGACGCGAGCCGCATATCGCGCAGAGCTCAGGACACAATTCCAGAGTTTGAGGCGATGCCTCCCGGCGAGCAGGTGGATTTCCGCGCCGGCTATGTCGATCCGCTGATCGCTCGTCTTGAGGGAGCCTCTTCATCGCCGACGACAAATAAAGCGCGGATGCTCCAGACTCCGAAGTATGAGGCCGAGCTTCCCGCGTTCGCCGCCCCGGAGCGCGGTGGACAGCTTGCAGATCGCATCGCCCGCGAACAAACAATGTTCCGGACCGCGAATGCCGGGCTGGGCAATTCGAAGACCGCCGACAATCTTGCAGATGCAGCCGATCTGAACCAGTTCGACCCGCAGGTCATCGGTCGTTTGGTGCGGGGTGATCCGATCGGAGCATTGACGACAGGCTTGGCAAAGCTTCTTGGGACGGCAACAGGGCAACCGCCATCCGTCGTCCACCGCCTGTCTCAGGTCCTGATGGAAACCAATCCCGATGTAGCGCTGGAGGTCCTGCGGGGCGGCGCCGACAAGTTGTCACAGAGCGATCAGCTCAGGGCGCGCCTGGTGTCGGCGCTCGTCAGTTCAGGGGCGGCGGGAGCGGGACGCCTTGCCGCGCCATGAGTCGGGGATCTTGTTGCCGGTAATATCGATCGCCCAGGCTACAATGCAGGCGCCGATTGCGGCTCCGAGGGCCAGCGATATCCAGTCGATTGAGCGCGTGGCGAGATTGAGAACGACAATTACGAGCAGAACCGGAATCGCAATCTTCCACGGCCCCGGTCCGCGGTCGAGCTTCGGTTCATTTGGGTCGTGATCGATCTGCATGCGCAACCAATACTACACCATTAATGGCCTCGCAATTCGCGGGGCCTTGTCTTCTTGGAGAAGGTGAATGCCCAGAAACCCATCAACCGGCGTCTATTCCAAACCTGCCGGCACGACACCCTCTGTCGGCCAGGTCATCGACCCAGTGCCGTGGAATGCTCTGACCACCGACCTTGGCAACGAAATCACCAATTCTCTGCCGCGCGATGGTTCGGCGCCCATGGTGGCACCGCTAAAGGCGGCAAGTGGGACAGTGTCCGCCCCGGGCGTGGGTTTCGCGTCGAACCCGCAGACCGGCATGTATCTGAAGGGCGGCGGCCTGCTCGGGTTCACGCAGAACGGCGTTGATGTCTCCTTTGACCAGGCTATGGTCTATGCGGCCAAGTCAGGCGATTACACGGCACTCGCGTCCGACAATAATGCAGTCCATCGCTTCACGGCGGCCGCTATCGTCACCCTGACGGCCGCCGCCACGCTCGGCAGCAACTGGCACTATACCATCATCGCCGACGGCGCAGACGTAACGATCGATCCTAACGGGGCAGAGACTATCGACGGAGCGGCCACGCTCATCGTTCCGAGCGGGTATTCCGCGTTCATAATCTGCAGCGGGTCGGCCTTCTTTTCAAACAAGCTTATGACGAAGATCCTGACCAAGGCCGACAGTTCCGCCGTCGGAAGTTTTGTCGACGGACTCACGCTTTCGAACAACACCGGCAGCCCAAACACCCATATCGATTTCGCTGCAGGGTCGGCCAGATCCGGTTCAAGCTTCGTTTCTAGCGCATCCACTTTGACAAAGCGGTTGACGGGGACGTTTGCGGCCGGGACCGGAGCGGGCGGCCTGGATGCTGGCGCCGTCGCTGCGAACGCCACCTATTTTGCCTACGCGCTGCGGAAGGATTCGGATCTGAGCTTTGACGTCGTGTTGTCGACTTCGGCAACGATCGGAGGTGTCACCACAACGCTGCTCACCGGCTACACCATCGTCAAATGCATCGGCGTCGTGCTGACCGACGCAAGCTCGCTCATCCGGCAGTTCTTTATGAACAGCTCGGATGACTATTCCTTTGTTACGCCAGTCAGAGACGCTCTGAATATCACCACCAACACAACTTCTACCCTTCTGGCACTGACCGTGCCGAACGGCGTGAAAGTGAGGGCAAAGTTGCGCTTTATGTTTTCATCTTCCGCAACAACGAATTCATGTTTGGTCTATGACCCGGCGAAAGGAATACTGATCGCGGGCGGCAATGACAGCGGCGGCAACGTCGGCACCATGCAGGTCGCAAGCGGTTTTGCAGTTGGCAGCGATTTTGTTTGGACCAACACGGCAAGGCAAGTCCGGCATGTTGCCGGCGCTACCGCCGGCCTGTGGGTTTTCAATGATGGTTTCACATTCCCATGCGGAAGGACGGCCTGATGCCTTATGTTTCACGATCGACCGACAGCAAAATCGATGGTCTATTCGAGCAGCCGCAGCCGGGAACTGCAGAAGAATTCCTGCTCGACGACGATCCCGCCGTTATCGCGTTTATGACTGTGTCCCCCAAGGTGTCCTCGGTATCAGCACGCCAGTTCCGCCTGATGCTAAGGCGCTCCGGCCTACTCGACGCAGTCAAGGCATGGGTGGCGCAGCAGGATGGCGAAACGCAAGACGCCTTCGAGTACAGCGGCACTTTCGTCAAGGACAGCCCGATGATGGCGGCCGGCTTCGCGGCCATGGGCTTCGCGTCGCAGCAGATCGATCAGTTTTTTGCGGCCGCGGCTTCTCTCTAACCGTCAGGGGGGCAAATAGCCGGCGTGTATACCGTATCGAATGGCTATCAAAAAAGCGCCCCCGATGCCGACGGCGAGGAGAACTGCCATACGTGTTTCGTCCTTCAGCAATTTTAACTCCCACAAAAAAAACGATGAAGTAGGCCTTCCAGGCCGTCAGTATCGGGTAAGGACATACTTGCGTGGATGGCAGATGGTAACAATCTCCGTGTGAGGACGGTACGGCGGGCGGTACTCCACCAATAGTTGATCGCACTCGTGAAAGGTCTTCCTGACACACACCTTTTTAGGGTGGTAAACGACGTGGCGCGTAGCCGGTGGTGGGCGATAACCCTCGATCATGTCAGCTGCAAAAACCGGCTGGCACAGGATAGCTGTGGCACTGACAGATAGAGAAACGGCTAGTGCTCGAAACATATTTCCCTCCTTGATGGTGTTAAGGAAATATGGCGAAGGGCGAAGATGTCGAGTCTTGGCTACCCCACCTCCCTGACATCATTTGATGCGCTGCCGCGCTAAAAAGCCAAGCCGCCTCCGAGCGGCATTTTCACATCCAAAATCGGAGAACTCTCCATGCTCGTCCATAACTGGCGCGAGGTGCTTAAGCGCGCCTGGTCGGTGCGCCTGATGGCCTTGGCGTTCCTCTTCATCGTCCTTGAGCCGATCTACACCTTCGTCGCCGCAACCTGGGTAGCGAAGAACCTCTACATCCAACTCGCCATGTCGGCGATCACGGGCCTTTTGGCCGTTGCGGCGATCATCGCCCGCATTTTCGTTCAACAGAAAGTTTCAGGAGATCTGAATGGCAAACCGCCTGCAGAAGGGTAGCGCCGCGGCTGCAATGGCCGTGGCGCTCGTCGGCAGTTTCGAGGGGCTTCGGCAGAATGCCTATCCAGATCCGGCCACACAAGGCCAGCCGTGGACGATCTGCTACGGGTCCACCAACGGCGTGAAGCCCGGAGATTACAAGACGGTCGCCCAATGCAAGGCGCTGCTGTCTCTGGAGCTGCAAACCTATGCGGCCGGCATTGAGCGCTGCGTCACGGTCCCACTGCCGGATGCGCGTTTCGTTGCGCTGACCTCATTCGGTTACAACGTCGGCATCAAGGCCGCCTGCGGGTCCAGCGCCGTCAGGCTCATCAATCAGGGCAAGACCGCCGAAGGCTGCGAAGCTCTCCTCAAATGGAACCGCGCCGCGGGGATCGTCTTCCCAGGCCTGACCCGGCGCCGGCAGAAGGAACGCCAGTTCTGCCTGGAGGGTATCTGATGCTCTCCCTAATCCCCGACGTCATAAAGCTGCCGGCCGCTATCGCCCTCGGCTCCGTCCTCGCCTTCTATCCAGCCCGTTGGTTTGGGCAGTCGGAAGGCAGGCAGATGGCTGCAACAGCTGCCCTCACGAAATCCGTCCAGGTTCTGCGCGAAAGGAACACGATCGATGATGAAGTTTCCACTTCTGATGCTGCCGCTTTGTGCGCTGATCTCGGGCTGCCAGACGACCAGCAAGCAGAATGTGTGCGACGGGTTCTCGCGCCTGACGCCGAGTCTGCAGACGTCGGTGTTCATCCTGAAGACCGATCGGCCGTTCGCAAATCAAATTGCCAGCCACAATAAGTTCGGCGCCTCGCAAGGCTGCTGGGAGTAGAGACCGATGATGAATGCCATTTCGCTTGCCCTGACTAAACCGATGGGCGGAGCGCCTGCGATTCCTCCTCCTTGGGTGCCCGATCCCAACCGCTATATGCCGGCCGCCGCGGGCACCCGTTGGCCGGCGGGTTTCACGCAGACCTATGCGGCCGGCCTGAACTACCAGTGCTCGAAACTCTTCTTCGGCTCGCCTGATTATGAGACCAATGATTTCCTTATTCCCTTCGTGGGCTTCGGCTGCACGGAAGGGAGCCTCGCACCGCAAGAGACAATCTTGCCGAATGCCGACATCCTGATCGACGAAGTGTTCTTCATCCATCCGAACGGCACGGAATACCCGGTGCTTTTCGGCGGCAACGCCGCTGCGACCGTCACGGCGTCGACCGGCATTGTCTATGGGCAAGTGACGCTCCCGAGTGCGCTGCCGGCGTGGTCCGTTTTCGGCATCAGAACCGTATGGCATGGCACGGTTGGGCAGACCTACATTGGCGGATATCGCTGCCAGCGCCACCGGAACGAAAAATATTGGGCGGCGACTGATTTGGCGTCTGTTCAGGCGCTGGCCGTAGCGAACGGCGCAAGCACGCCAGCCAGGGACACGTTCTATAATACCGTGGGGAACGAGAGCAATTCGCAGCCACTCGCTTATGGTCCTGCGATGGTTTTGGCCAAGGGGTGGGACGGCCGGCCGGTTCCGATGGTCCTGTCCGATAGCCTCATCGAGCGCCAGGAGATTGCCGCCACGGCCGATGCCAGGCGCAACATGGGCATGTGGCTGCGTTGGCTTGATGTCCGAGATCCGGTATGGGGCAGTATCATACCCCTCGTCATGGGCGTCCCCGGCTCGAAGTCGGTGCAGGAACTGGCGACGTCGGCAACCAAGCGCTGGGCCATGATCGATGCGATCCGGGATACATACAATGGCGGCAAGAATATCTGGACGTTCGTTCTCGACCAGTCCGGCCGCAACGATAACAGCGCCACGGCAAGCACATGGTCGAACGCCAAGCTTGGCTTGGTCGATCGCGTCAAGACGCGCTATGGGGCGGGCATCCATGTCGTCGGCGTTACCATAATTCCGACCATGACCGCTTCGTCGGACAGCGGCCGGACGGTCGCGGGCTATACCGTTCCCGCCTTATGGACAACCACCTTGGCGACGGTGAACAACACCATCAAGGCGAGTTCTCGTTACGCCAAGGTGATCGATCAGCTGCTTGCCTTCACTGCGGACACTGATCCGACGAAGTCGTCGGCCGCTGAAATGTTTCCGCTCGGAAACGTCGTCGGGCATCCTGGAAATCAGGACGGCGTGACGACGTGGGACACGATCAAGCTGCCGGCTTCGGTTCCGAACGGCACTCGCATCATGTTCGAATATCAGCCTGGTCTTTGGACATCGAGAACCACCTACGACCGCGTCGACAATGGCGATGGGACGGCGGACTATAAGGTCATTGAAGTCTTTGCCACCAATGTCCAGGACAATGCGGCGCTGCTCGCCCACGGCATGAACCTCGACGTTTCGTCTTATGTCCATCCGGTGCTGCAGGGGGTCTTGCGATTTGTCAGCCGATTGCCGCAATCCGAAAAGCTGAAATTCTATCCGTAGGCGAACGCATGACATCCAATGATGATATTCTTCGCGCGCTCGGCCGCGTCGAAGGCAGACTGACCGGCATAGAAGAAAGTGTCTCCCTTCTGCGGGAGGATGTCAGCGACGAGAAGGACAATGCTCACGAAAGCCGATCGGTCATTCACCGGCGCCTGGACGAGCAGGCCAAGCAGATTGCACATCTGGACACGACGGTGGCCATAAGCGGCGGCGTAGATGCGACCTTGCGCGATGAGATCAAGGCGCTCAAGGAAACGGTGGAAAAGAATCACGATTCGGTTCAGCCTGCTCTTGAGGAGTGGCGCCGGATGAAATCGATCGGCTACGGCATTTCAGGGCTCATTGCGTTCGCGGGGCTAACGATTGGGGGGATGATTGCCTATGCCAGCGACGGCGCGGTGGCGGCGCTGCGGCATTGGTTGAAGATCAACTAAGGCGGCCTCCGCATCAAAGGCCCATTTCCGCCTCAACGAGGACGCATGGCTCGATACTTTTTTCACCTCCGACATGGCGAAATTACCATCGCAGAGGATCTAGAGGGCCTAGAATTCCCCACTCCTGAAATGGCCATTGAAGAGGCCACAAAAGCTGCTCGTGAAATGGCTGCGGAGATGATACTTGCCGGTCACCGGGTAGAAGACCAAGAGTTTGAGATTAGAAGTTCAGATGGCGCGGTTCTGAAGATAGTTCCCTTCATATCTGCGGCTGGTTTGGATTGATGGAATCGTCTTCAGTGGTAGGCGCGGAGCTGCATAACCATAGAGATAAGTCCATTGCCGCAGATGATAATGCGCAGATCGTCCGGGGCGATGTTGTCTCAGTGAGTAACGCAAACCCGCCTAACCAAGGCGGCAAGTTGATCACCGCCAAGAATCGCATAACGGTGCTGACCCGTTCGGATTAGGATCTCGACCGCCGGAAGCTCGTCTAATTGATCTCTCGCGTATTCGATCGCTGCTTGCAAAGAGACGAACTGTTTGTTCTCAGTACCGGCGCGCCAGCTATGAACTGTGATCGGAGCGTCCGAATTCATCAACATCTTTAGCCAGGCTCCGTCGACACAAGTTAAGCGAGAGCGATGTATACCTGCTTTCAACCTGTTAGGCCAGATCTTAGGCTGAATCTGGTTACTGATCGATTGAGAGATGCATCTAAGTTTAGCTAGCTCGGAGAAAGAAAACCCCGCGATGGCGGGGATCAGGAAGGGGGGTGTTTTCTAGGAAAGCGCATCTTGCACTGCAATATCTTATTCGCACAACTTACATGGATTTGCAATAAATATTACTTTCTAGAGTTATGCGCCCACAGATTCGTTCTCAACTAAAGAGTTCATTGTCCTGTTTTTCTCGAAAATACAATTTGACTTCAGCTTTTCGAGTAATAATTTGTATCATCCGGGGGCCGCTCAGCGATCACTTGCTAAACCCCAAGCATTGAAGCTCCTGTGCGCTGGGCGGCCTTCCAATGGCCCGGAATCATGTTTGTCGGCTGCTCGCCGACCTGGCTGAAGCTCGCGGCAACTGTGCGGAAGCGCACTGCCGATAATCCTGATGGTGGGATGAGCGTCCATCTGCTCGACATCGCGATCATCGAGGCAGAGGAAGTCAGCGGCGGCGCGCTCGGGTCAAAATGAGGAAGTCGGCTGACGCTGCCGTTATCCAACCTTTCCTAGAATGGTCGATGCCAGAGCTTTGACTATTTTCGGCCGAAACGCCAATGCCGGAAAAAGCCCCGCCTTTGGAAGACGGGGCTAGTTTGGGTTCGGCGGGCCGCATATTGAAGTGTATGGTAGGCTGCCATAACAATCTCTGCACGGCCCGACCCCTTACGATCGGCGGAGCCAATTGTTCCCGCGCCGACAGAATTCTTTTGATCAGTCGCACCAATCGGGTCGCCTAAGCCGGCGATGGTACTGTGGCAGCCCTTCAGCATTGGCCGAAAAAACTGACACTGAGGTGTGACGGGAGCGGGCCGCTCAGCGTAAAACTGAACGACCCGCGGTGCAGGGGTTTGGATCGAGCGGCCACGGCGGTGACCCAATCGTCTATCCGGCCTAGTCGCCTGTTTGGGGCGCTGGTCCAGGTGCGAAGCGGGAAGTAGGCGGCAAAGCGGCTCCGCGCACCCTAATCGGTGCGGATTTTGTCCCGGCCTGTCCTACTTCATACTTATCACGCGTGCCGTTTATGCCGTCCTGCACCTATTGATGTTGTTTAAGAATGGGCTTAGCTGGGAATTAAGCTCCCACTCGTTCACCCGGCGCTTCATAGCGTCCGCCCTTGGTGAGCAACGCCCAGACAATCCTTGCGGTCTTGTTCGCTACTGCGATTGCCGCCACTTTCAGCGGACGCCCATCCATAAGCCTTCGCAGCCACGTCCATGCCGTTCCACGTCTGCGAGCGGCAATGAGTACCGACACAGCTCCCAAGTAAAGAAGGGAGCGCAGCTCGGGGTTTCCCATCTTAGAAATGCGCCCAGATCGCAGTCTTCCACCGCTTGAATTGAGCTTCGGCGTGAGACCGAGCCATGCCGAAAAGTGACGAGCGGACTTGAATGCGGCTGGATCGGGCACGTAGGCCTTTATGGTCGATGCCATCAGAGCTCCGACACCGGGAATAGCTGTCAGGCGGCGAATATCTTCATCCCGCTTTGCCTCCGACGCGATCTGTCTGTCAATGCGTTCAATTCGCGATGTGAGCACCTCGATCTCAGCGAGGATCTCATCGAGTACGGACCGTGCTGCCGGAGGAATGCGAGCATCGCCCTTCTCTGGAATTGCAGCCGCCAGTTTGCTGACGTTGGGTATTCCGCGATCTGCAACGAGGCCGAATTCAGTCAAGTGACCACGCAGCGCGTTGATCGCGCTTGCCCTCTGGCGCACAAATAAGACCCGCGTCCGCAAAACCATTGCTGCCGCCTGCTCTATTGCCGTCTTCAGCCGAACCGACCGGATATCAGGTCGCCTCATGGCTTGGCTGATGGCTAAGGCGTCGCCGGCATCAGTTTTTCCGCGGGTGACAAACGGTTTCACATATTGCCCCGGCAATATTCGCACCTCATGCCCCAATGCGCTGATCTCGCGCCCCCAGTAGTGTGCGCTTCCGCAGGCTTCCATCGCCACGATACAAGGCGGAAGTTTCTCGAAGAACGGCCGAACCTCGCTCCGTCGTAATTTCCGATTGAATAACGTAACGCCCTGCGCGTCCGCGCCGTGGACTTGAAATACCTGCTTGGCTATGTCCAACCCGATTGTTGCAATCTTGTCCATGCTCCGATCCTCTTGTTGAAGTTGCGGGAGCAATTTTTGCTTGGAACATGTAAGCTGTGTGATCCTCCTCGATCATGCGTTCCGAGATTTCAGGTTTCTGCCGCCTTGCTCACCCTTTTTGCAAGTTCACGTTGATTTTGCGCAACAGTTCCGCATCGTCATTTGCTGTAAATGCTGTAAATGCTGTAAATGCTGTAAATGCTGTACAGGCGGTCAATGGTTATGGCGGCCGCCTGGGCAACACGTCATGAACACCAATCGTTCCGCTGCTTCGGGCTCCACGACCGTGCGAAGCCCTCATGGAGCAGCGTCTTTCCGATTTCTTCACCATTCGATCGGTAGATATTGATTAGCGGCCGGTGAGTAGGTGTCTTGTCCACCGCGCCGCTCCATTCAATCCTCAATCCCTTTTCGGCCAGTAGCTCTTTAAGCCGGCCCTTGGCGATCAGCGCAAGCTTCAGTCTCCATGATGACAAGCCTGACCGAAATGATGCTCGCGTTCAACAATGGGAGAAATTCTTCGGGGACGAATACGTCAGGGCTCGGGCTGAATTGAACGACTATCTTTTACTGAAGAGCTGACCGCGGCCATCTCTCCGAGCGTCTTTTCCGGGAACGTCACCGCATAGCCGATGACGATGTTGGCGCCGCGGTGACCGCATCCTGTATCCTGCTCTAATGGCGGTTCAACCGCGTCGGCCTGGACAGCTGCCAAGCGACATTCCTCGCGCAGACCCTCGAATGTGAGGGGCATGCCGTCAATTCAGAACGGCAATAGCCGTAACACCAGCCTCGTCTGCAGCGCGAATAATCGCTGCCCGGAGTTGCTCGGGGTCAGCCTTCCCCTCTACGACGTCTACACAGAGTTTGATCGCAAGAAGAAACTCCTCTCCATCATCGGTGGGGAATTCATTTATGAGCGCGTTGGCGGCCCCCATGGCCGTCCTGACGCAAAATACCCTGTCGGGATTCTTGAACATAAGAATGACGGGAGCGAATTCGATCGAAGTGCCCCATTCCATTACACAATACTCCTGATGGGATGGCATATTGTTAACGGTGCAAGGGGCGTGCCAATGCACGGGATGGTTTATCTAAAAGTGCGCATGGCATTGAACGGGCAATGAATTGGCACAGGCGGAAGACGGGCGGTGAATTGTGATGCGCCGGCCGCCGCTGTCGATCGCAAGGCAGCAATATTCGTGAAGCCGAAGCTCGTTGCGGAGATCGAGTACAGGGCTTGGACGGATGACGGCAAGCTGCGGCACGCTTCCTATAAGGGGCTGCGGGAGAAGCAGGATAATAGCGTTGTCTACGAACTTTAGTCAGCAGCCATGAAAGCGAGCGGAGACGAGGCCCGCAGCTCTAGCATCGGTGAATCTCCGCAGAGGTGATAGCGGTTGAATCCTCCCGCTAAACCGTCTTAATTCGGCCCCTAGGATTTTTGGGAGGGACCCAATGGAAAAAACCGTTCGAGTCTGGGACAAAGAAGTTAGCGTCAGCCTGCACCAAAGTTCGAAAACCGTCTGGCATGCAACCGGATACTACATGGAGAAGCGGATCGATACCAAAGGTAGGACATGGTCGCAAGCGCTCAGTCTTTGGGCCAAAGCAGCAAACTATCGGGGAAATGGTTAGCCGCAAAGGGAGGGCCGAAGGCCCACCCTCACGCCTTGACAAGGTGGCATCGGACCTGGGGCGCAAATGCATCAAGCCGATCCGTCAACATCCCCATCTTCATCCAGCACGTGCACCGGCAGATAGGTGTTCTTCTCCATCCACTCTCGAACGATAAACCTGATTATGTCGTTACGCGTCTTGCCGAGCTCGCCTGCCAGGTCACGTAAGGCGTCCTCCACATCATCTTCCATCGAGACGGTACCGGCATTGCGCAGTCGTAGCGCCGCGCGGCGAAGCATGATCTGGAGATCAGCTCGCGAGATATCGGCGATCCGGTCGGCTGCCTCCTCTAAGAGGGTGGCAGCATCTGAGGAGGTCGTCACTTGTTCATCCGTCCGCGCTTGAAGTGAGTCTCTTGCTCCTCACCGGTTGTTGCCGCTCAGTCTTTTTCCGCTGGTCAAGTTTGAGCCGAAGAGCCTCCTTTGCAGTTATCGGAGGCGGTGCCTGCGCGGCATTCCTTACGGTGCACTTTTCAATCATCCTACGGATGCCGTTTCGTGTGACGAAATCTTTGTTGGCAATCCGGATGATCTCCAAGGTTCCCTTTCGGCTCTCCGTGCGTAAAGATGATTTCGTGAGATGACCGTGCAAAAAAATTTTACAGGCTTTTGCCAACGGCACGAGTTCGTCGTCGCCAATTTCCTCGTCGCGGTCGTTCATGTTCCCGACTCCTGCGAAGCTGCAAACCCTTCGTCTGTAAGCATATAATAGCCGATCTGATCTGGATAATTCTCCTGCGGGAATGTCTCAATGAATCCCCTGATCTTCAGCCTTTCTTCGGTATCTGGTCCGCAATCCTTCACGTCGCGCCAATGGATTTTGATGGCGGGTCCAATCGATGCGAGATATTTCAATGCTTTGATCTCTCGCTTGCCAAGTTTCGAACCGGGAACGGTGGCAGCCCATTCGTCATGAGCCTTGGACATAAGCCGAGACATATCCTTCTCGTCCATTGTCTCAGGATCAAAGCCGAGGCTGTCATACCATTTCTTCACGGGATCGCTTGGATCGTCGATAACTGGATATCCGCCGGCTCCGTTACGCGGCTGTTTGCTCCTGCCGGAATCAGTCCCCCATGAGTCCCAGCTCTCCAATATTTCGCTGGCCTTCTTGCTGCCCGCGCTGATCGCTTCATTTGGATCTAGCGACAACAGCCATTCGTCCAGCCGCTGTCGCAGGTATCGCTGGCCCCACGCCGAAGCTGTAAACGAGATTGGCTTTACGGGGCACATTTGGGTGAACAGCTCATATGAAATACCGCAGTAGGCGGCGGCCATCTTCTTGTTAAGCGCGGCTGGCCAATACGGCAGGTGTCTATCTTCGGTGTTCTTCACGATGCCGCCTCAATCATCCCAGTAATTCACTTTCGGCGGCGGGTCGCCCTCCGGATCGAATAGGTGGTCGGGGTCGGTGTAGAGTCGCTGTTCGACCAACCGTTCCTGAATTCGTTCGATGCTGGTTTCCGCTTCCAGATCCTCGAGGCGCCGTTCGGCCCAACTGATCATCCGCTTGTAATCGTCCGGCAAGGAACCGTCTTGCGGTACAGTTGCTATTGTTGCTTTGAGGTCAGCGACCTCGCGTCGAGCCGCCGCGATGGAATGGAGAAAGGAAAGTCGATCGCTTTCCCTCTTTTGTCTGAGCGTGACCAGTTCTCTCCGATGAGCCATATGGGCTCGCCTATCGTCTTCTATTCGTTGTTTCTCTTGTCGCTCTCTTTCGACGATCAACGCGACGCGGAACCCCTCCACGATCTCGCTGATAGCTTCCTCGACCTTACGGTTGTCAGTATCGCTCCAATTTTTCCGAGATCCGTCACGACCGCCATATATCTCGAAGACCAGTCGCCCGATGTGAAGGTAATCGTAGGAACGCCATCCACTTTTCGTGGCGACCCGCTTTCGCGGCGCCGTTATAGAGAACCCAATCGTCGTGCCGTCTTTCGCAAATCGAAGCCGATTCCTGTCCGTCACAAGCTCAACGTCGTAGCCCTCCAGTTGGTAGGCCAGAGCGCTGACAAGGTTCACCACGCGGTTGATATCGGAAGGGGACACCTTGATGTAACTCAGGTCGACAAACCCGTCGCGATCGGGTTCAAGCCTTCTTAGCTCCGTGAGAAGAGGCTTGGCATCGGCATGAATGCCTGCGGGTGAGATCACCGGCGGGGCCGGCCGAACAGGCTCAAGTTCGGCAGGTAGGGCCGAAGGCCGCGACTTTTCTATTTCCTCGTCTTCTTGCTCAAGCTCGACTTTCGCCGCGGCTAACATCCCTGCGATGTATGCGCTTTGGGGGCTGATATACTTGGTTCCAATGTGCACGGTGTGGATGGCGGTATTCTGTACCGCGCGCAGAGGCGTCTTCTTCACCCGCTGCCCCGCTTCGATCTTTGCCCAGTAGCCACGACCGGGTACTGGCACCAAATGCCGCTCACAAGTCTTCGCCAACCCACGGTCGGAGAGCCCATATCTCTCGGCGAGCTGTTGCATCGGCGTCGACCACACGAGCTCGTGTAGTTCTTCGCGGGTAAGTACGCGCTTGATCTCTTCCATTGGCCACTTCATCCGAGCTTGATCTGGACGAAATTGCCGAGCTAGGTGGGCGGAGTCAACTGTCAGAGAAGATGCTGAAAGCCACCGATTATGGCTGCACCTACTCGCCGATTTGGTTTCGCTCGTAGCTGTCGACGTCTTCCCACTTTATACGCTTCAGTTTAGCGCCGACGCTGAAATATGGCAGTTGGCCCGATGCCATCATGTTGCGAATATGACGTTCTGAGCAGCACCATCGCTCGGCAAGTGACTTCGGTGTGAATAGCTTATGGCTTTCGGCCTCGTCGCTCATTTCTAGCCCTCAGTTTGACCAATTCAGCGTATGAGCCAACCGCGGGCGCGGCAATCGCTGCCGGCTTGGGCCTCGACGCCTCCAGAAGCAGGGCGACGTCATTGTCCGTCAAGATCATCCTGTTGCCGACGATGGAGCAGGCGCCGATTTCCCGCGCGAGCGCGCGAAGTTTCCGCGGCGACCAGCCGAAATGTGTGGCTATCTCTTCGGGGGTGTAATTCGCCGGCAGAGCCATGACTCATTCCTTACCAACCACGCGGACGCCCGGGCGACCGTGGTTCAGGAATTCGATCCCCTCTGCCTCGAGGACGCGTTGAACGACCTGAACGTTTGCTGCACGACCGGCGATCGGTCCGTTTCCCACACTCTCCATGTTCCGAATAGTGTTGACATTTAGGCCGGCCTTTTCGGCGAGCTCTTTCTGCTCAATTTCCGCCAGAATACGGGCGGCCTTTAGCTGGTTTCCAGTTGTCAGCATTCGGAAAATATCCCTTAAAACGATAAACATAGTTATAGCACCTAGTTTCCGATTGACAAACCTAGTTTTCATAACTAGGTTAATGGCGATAGTTAACGCTGACCCGCCACATACCGGGAGTTTGAAATGCCGAACCATGTAATTCCGGCAGCCGCCGAAGGCTTGCCAAATACCACCCGCCGCGCCCTTCTTTGGGGTCTCGCCGCCGCCTCGACGGCCGCAGCGGTCGCCGTCGCGCCTGATGCGCATGGCGCCGACGTCGTCAGAGCGCCTTACCTTGCCTGCGACCAGGCAGAAAACCCCGAACTGATCTCCGCATACGAAAAATTCTATGATGCATGCGCCGAGCTGAAAGAGGCGCAGGACGCGTTGGAGTGGTTGGCGGATGAGTGGCGCCATCAATGGCCGTTGGCACCCGAGGAACTTTTGTTGAACGCAAACGCACAAGACAACCGCCACAGCACAGCCGCCGAAAGAGACATTATCGGCCGCTTCCTGCTCAGAGACACGAGCACCGTGACGAAAAGGCTTTCACGCGAATTCAGGGAGAAGACCCGGCAGACATGCTTCACGCTGATCACCAGCGAAAAAGCGCGGGAACTGCTCGACCGATGGGAACGCCACGCGCCCAAAGGCCGCACGGAAAAATCACTGGCCCGCAACCTGGCCTTCAGAGAAGAGGCCATAAAGGAATGCACCCGCGACATTGCTCTTGCCGAACGGTATGAGGCGCAAACGGCGCGTCTTCGTACTATTTCTGGTGTGGATGCTGCGCAGGCGCGCGTGAGAGATGCTTCCACTCGCATGCGAAAGGCAGCCGACGAAGTCTCCCGGTGCGACGCTCGTACTATGGCGGGCTTGGGGATGAGGGCTGATGCCCTCACCGTAACAGCCAGTGACCTCATGAAACTCACGGAGTCTGACGGCACACCACTTGGTCAGCTCGCCCGGTTAGTGAAATCCGTGGCGGAAGTCGCTGGGAGGGCAGCCGTATGAGCAATATGGTCCAGAAACTGCGGCGCGAAACGCTGGAGGGATACATCGAAGAACTGATCGCCCTGCTGGATCTTCTCGATGGCGATCCGAACCTTGAGGACAACGGTGACAGCGAACCGTCGATCGGCAGCACGCCACAATGCAGCGGCACCGGAGGTTTTTATGATCTGGAGCTCGACCTCTCCGATGACGAAGATGGCAATGACGAAGAAGACACATTGGGTTGGTCAAACCCGATGGGCCTGCGCGTCCACATCCCAGATGAAGCCAAAGAGCTCACCGAATCCAGTGGATAA